TAATACGTGAAGTGCGTGACTATAGTGTTTCATTCTATCATCTAATCCCAATGTGCCTCCATTAATTTTTTTAGTTAATGTAGTGATATCGCCCATGTCGGCCCATTTGTTTAGATTATTACTTTCCCAGAACCAGCAAGCACTTTGTACAGCGCCTTCAAAAGTAGCTAGGTAATGTGGAATATCGTTAATATCAGTTTCAATGCTGTCAGCAAAGGCCTGATAGTTACTGCGTCCAGTAAGTTGGATTAATCCTCTGCCACAAAAACGCCATCCATCTCCGCTGTCCTCGCTGCCATTGCCCATACGATTAGCATAAGCACGATTGGCAATACGTTCTGGGTTATGTGCATAGCGTTGTGCAGTACCAAGGTCTTTGAAATATCTAGGCCAAACCCGCATAAGGCTTTCTGCTTTATAGTTTAAATTTTCACTGAGGAATTTAAAACCACCACTTTCGTGGGCACATTGAGCCACAAAAGCAGCCACACGACGTGGAGTGTTAATGTCATAGTCTGGCAGTGCCTGTTCTAAGGCGTGATGCCAATGATCTACATAATGGTTGCCTGGGATAAGTTTAGCCAATTGTTCTTGGCTTAGAATGAAATCGCTCATTTATTGATTTCCTCGAATATGCGTTTTTGTTGCTTGTACCACTCTTGCCAAGCTACTAGTCTTTCTCTGATTTCGTTGTACCTTCCGTAGTTTTCGACGACTGTGTCGAGGAGGTCACTTGCTTTAACTCCGGAACTGGATCCATCAGAAACGCTGGGACCTCCGGGAACTTCATTTTTACTGGCACTGTTGACGAGCACGACTGTAGACTCAGGCAGCTCACACTTAGCATCAAGCTGAGCCCCAGCCACTTCTTTGATAATTTGTTTGTTGGCATTGGTCTTTTCCTTTACATATTTGATTTTTTCCACTACCTTTGTTTCAATAACGGTATTGACTTCTTTAGATTTTGCTTCAGCAACCTCTACTTTGGCTTCCATTTCTTTTACTCGTGCTTCCCATTTGGCCTTTTCGCTAATACCGCCTTCAAACCAAACCCCGCTGACAATTAAAAATAATCCAGCTAGATATGCTGCAAAACTATAGGTATATAGTGCGGGTAATTTTTTTATTATGGATGCTGCCACAATGCAGCCAACGCCTAAGAATATAATGGCATGAAAGAACCAATCTGGAAGAAAACTTATTAACCAAAGCATAATTCATCCTTTAACAAATAAACTCCAATTTTTTTCCCTCCAACTGATTCAGCGATATTAGGGAAAGAACTCAATACTTCTTCATGGGTCCAATTGTCTTTTACGTGAATTTCAAAAGGATTACCACCCCAAGCACCTTGCGGTGAATGTTTAACAGGTATTGAGATAATTACAAGTTTTGATTTTTTTAATGCTTTTGCAACTAATTCTTGACTTTGTTCTTTTTCCATATGTTCAAGTATATCGCCAAAAATAACCAAGTCTAAATTAGGAAACTGACCCCAATCAACTTCCCTTGCATCTACATTAATGATATGATCGTATAAACTGTTTAGATTATATTTATCAATATACGGGGTCCAAACTTCGATCCCCCACCATTCGGCATCTTGTGTTTTAGGACAGTTTTCTTTTAATAATGTGGCATAAGTGCCTACGCCACAACCAACGTCCAATATGGCATTAATTTCTGAATATTGATTAACCCAATCAATAATTTGAGTCTTACCTTGACCAGACGATTTTGGCATAACTTAATCCTAACTTATTTTATTGTTTTTCTAAAACTACAGCATATCCTTCGTTTTCAAAAACAAAATTATTGTCAATTTTTGTAATATTATAATTGCCTAAATATTTAGTAAAGTATAGTGATTCTGATATGGCACGGCTGCTCACATCCATGCGTCCGCCTAACCTATTATATACTTGATCAATAGGGCCAAAGTCTTTGATACGCATACGAAGATTTTCACTGAACATCTTTTTAAATGTCAAATCGTTTTCCAGTGCTTCAATGTTTTCCACATAACTACGACTGAAAAAATTTGAGAAGTTGTTTAATCTATTTTCTTGAATTGATACAGCATAGCTTTCTTTATCCAATGGTACAATGCCTTTAAAAGCTTCTTTGTTAGCTGGATTAGTTCTAAAACTTTTGTAGTATCTAAATCTAAAATTTTCTATCCCTGTGAGTCTTTTTATGCCTTCTAATATTTCTTCAATTCTTTCAGGTATATGACGATTACGTTCTAGTTCTACAAATACTTTATATTTGCCAGTGTCTAACGGGCCATCTGTGGCATCAGCGTCTACAATGTAGTCATATCCCAGTTCTAAAAATCTAGCAAGATCATCTGCTGGCGGTTTATCGTCTATGTTAAAACTTAGCACAACCATTTTTTGATCGTTGCCAATTTTGCTCTTATAGCTGTCGATTTCAAATACGCTACTGACCAAGTGTTTTAAGTCACCAGCTACCAGTGTTTCGTTTAGGTTCATGCTGGCGGTGCTCCTGCTGGTGCCGCTGGTGCTCCCCCTGCTGGTGGTGCTGCGGGAGGTGCTCCCCCTGCTGGTGGTGCTCCTGCTGGTGCTCCCCCTGCCGCAGGTGGTTTAGGTTTATCTCCCTTGCGTTCTTCTCTAATACGATCCATATAGCTATTAAAAATATCAAATACTAACTTTTTAGGCATGGCAATTTTTACTAGCCAAATAGGACGTGAATCTAATTTGCCTTTTTTTGTACCTGGTCTAAAATCTTTTGGACTGCGAATTTTTCTTGGTTCAACAATTTCGCTTTTTTCATACTTTACTTTGCAGCCAAGTTGTATTAGTCTACGTGCGCCATCAGGGTCAGGCATTTTTTTATTAGGCCACATAAACTCACAAGTGACCCAATGGCGTTCAATTTTAGGTCCACTGACCAATTCACCATCAAACCAATTGTCGTAAACGTACACATCCATTTCATCTAGAACACGTTCGAAGTCTTTGAGTACTGCTAGGCTGCTGTTGCTGTTGTAAATGGTGTCTACGTTTTTAATAACGTCTAAAATATCTTTCATAAAGAACCCTTGGATATCGCATATTATTTATCAATTGGTATTAACCTAGTAGACTAGATAAAAATAATATTTAATAAATAAATTTGTAGGACCTCTGTAGTTATCAGGGCGGTCACTACAAGTCCTACTTTTCCAAGTAGGAGATACTAGATGAGTAGAAGAGTGAAAAAACGCTTTGCTTCAAACGTGAATGTAATTGATTTTGCAGCTTATAATAATCCGCAAAAGAAACAGCGAGTAAGTCTTTACCCTCGCAGTGAAAGCCAAAAGCAATATATTCAAAAGCTTCAAGACGATGCTAATAGTATACTTTTTGCCATAGGGCCAGCAGGTACCGGTAAAACTCTACTGGCTGTACAAGCTGGTGTGAAAGCATTTCAAGAAGGCAAGGTAGACAAACTCATAGTAACTAGACCCGCCGTAAGTGTAGATGAAGACTTAGGGTTTTTGCCTGGTGACTTAAATGAAAAGATGGCACCATGGACCAGACCTATTTTTGATGTATTAGGAGAATATTACCAACAAAAAGATGTAGCAGACATGTTAATGGAAGGCATTATTGAAATAAGCCCGTTGGCCTATATGAGAGGACGTACTTTTAAGAACTCCTGGATTATTGCTGATGAAATGCAAAATGCCACAACCAATCAAATGAAAATGCTCTTAACACGTTTAGGAGAGAATTCAAAAATGATTGTAACAGGAGACTTGGCTCAAGCAGATAGACTTCAAGACAATGGTTTAATTGACTTTTGCAACCTACTAGGAAAGCATAAAAAATTAGAACATATTGACATAGTTCATTTTACCCAAAAGGATATTGAACGACACGATGCCGTAAAAGAGGTATTGTCAATATACGGAGACTAAAAAAGGGGCTTAGGCCCCTTTTTTTATATGTGTCCTAGTCTAATCAGTGTGGCAGCTAGATTAATTTCTGGATCACTGACCAGTGTATGATCTACCAGTCCTTGTTTGATAATTAAAATAGCCTTTTCTTGGCTAGCATCGTCTCCAAAGATTTCTACGTTGTCGTAGAGCCAACGATAGATTTCTTCCATTTCCTCTGGCCTAGCTTGGCTACAGATCAATTTTCTAGCCTCACCAACTTTGCCATTTTTAAATAGCTCTACCATTTCAAATTTATAATCTTTGGTGTCCTCACTGACTTGTTGAGCATGTAATACACCATCAATACTGTTCATTTGAATGTTATTGATACACTTTCTTAGATCAGGATATGTTGCTCTAACGTATGTATCCAACACATCAATATCAAACTCAACTTCCTCGGTGACTAAAATAGTAGCTGCTCTAGCAGTAAACTCTACAATGTCAGTTTTTTCTATGTGAAATGTTTGACAACGACTATGGATTGGTGGCAAAATTTTATTAGGGTAATTACAAGTAAGAATAAATCTTACATTTTCATGGAAGTCTTCCATGAGATTGCGTAGTGCTGGCTGTACACTAGCAGGGTTCATATAATCAGCTTCGTCAATGAGTACAATTTTAAAATCACCAAATGGCATTGTTTGACAAAAGTTAATTAGTTTATCCACCCATTCAATCTTTCTAGCTTCCTTACTGCCATTAGCATAAAGTACATCGCTGTCTTGTACGCCTAATTGTTCAATTAAGATCTTAGCCATTGTGGTTTTACCTACGCCAGCACTGCCACTGAATAACAAATGTGGTATGCTGCCATCTCGTATCCAGCTTTCAATTTGACTGCGTTGGTGTTCATCCCTAAACACATACCCGTCCAACTCTTTTGGCCTGTACTTTTCTACCCAAAGTTCTTTCATAATTACCTCTCTATGCAATTATTATACAGAAAAAAATAGGGCCAGTCAATGGCCCTATTTGCCAACCAAGTAATTTTAAAATTCACTGGGTTGTTCGTCAGCCATTGCTAGAATGCAATCATTGTCGATCTTACGTATGGTTGTAATAGAACCATCATCGTTTTCCACTTCAATGCCTCTGGTCCAACGACCATGTTCAACAAGAACCCATTCGCCTAATTTAACTTCAGTTTGTTCAGGCCCAACAGCATAGACTCGACCCCAACGTGGGCGAATACCTTCTGTTTTGCCATCATCGCTGTTAAGTATAATTCCACCAGCAGTTACCCTAGTATCAAAATTCATATCTGCCACTAGTACAGTGTCTCTAATAGGTTTTAGTTGTCCTTTTACCATTTGTGCCTCTTATTCCGTTTTACCTTTGTAATATTCCTGCATGACATCCTCACGCTTACGAATAATTTTTCCACCTGGACCAATTTCATCACCGCGAGCATTTACTCTGGCATTGCCCACAGCCAATGCTAGTTCGTTTTGATTTCTTAGTTTTTCCATGTCGACTTCTTTGCCTTGCATACTTTTATATGCTTTTTTTGCGATTTCTTTCATTGCCATAATATTTCTCCTTATCTTAGAAATTCCTGCCAATCTAGATTGTATTTAATACTATCTATACGATGTACTCCTAATAGATACAGTACATAGCTGGCCACACTACTACCTCTGCCTACGCCCCAAACTATGTTATTGGATCTGCAGGTGTCCACTACATATTTAAGCCAACGAAGTAGGTCGAACATATTTCTATTTTCATATTCCGTCAATTCTTCTACTGCTCTTTGATATTGCTCTTCGTTGGTAGTTTGGTCTAGGACATATTCTATGATGTTAAAGTTTTTATATTCATCTGGCATGAGCCATTCGCTTTGACAAACTTGATCAAATTCTTCAACACTTATGCTATAGATATCAGCGTCTATTTTCTTAGTTGGCAAGTTTTTAAACTCATTTGTGTCTTCAGTATAGATTTTGTCTAACAAATGTTCTTTATCACAGTAGATTAATTCTACTACATCGTTAATGTCGTAGATTACGTTGCCAAATTTATCAGTGTTCATCCAACTATTTTAGTTGACATTGATTAGGTTGTCAAGTCCTTTGTTATTTTTTTGGAATTGTTTTTCCCAAGCACGAGCTCGACGGTCGTTTAATTCTTGTTTATAAATGTCTAAAAAATTTATAATTTGTACTTTGACATCACCATTGTTGGTTTGAAAATATTTGCTGCCAAGTTCTTGAATCTTTTTTTCTAATTCGACGTCGCTTAGACTAGCTGCGTTTAATAGTGGATTAAACATCATATGAATTCACCTATATAATTTACAAACACAGTAACACCGCCATCATAGGTCCAAACTTCAATGACCTGCTCAGCACCTGATATTGGTAATGACAAATAAAAATGACTGTTTTGATCAAGCTCAAAACCTTGATATTTGATTTTGGTATTTGGTCCTTTGCTTTCTGTACCAAAAATTATTTTATATGTGCCGCTTTTATTACTGAGCATGTGTAATTTTATGTGATAATTTTTGCCTACGGATCCAGTAGCAGGCCAATTATTAAAGGTCAGTGTGGCATTGGAAGTAAAAACATATTTTTGAACTTGTGCCTGTGTTACGTTAACAATGGTATCGCCACTGACAACACCATTGTTTTGATATTTTTCTGAAATAATATTTAATATGGCATTTTCAATAACATGATTATTGAAGTTATTGTTTTGATTTTTTAATGCGCTGTATTCTTGTAAGTCAGTTATTTCTACATGAGCAGTGGCTAGACCATTTTTGATAAATCTAAAATTTTCTCTAAATCCTTGACTGGAATTATCTTGACCCTGCACTGGAAAACTTTCATCAATTGACTCAAAATTTATATTGCTACTCATATTATTATTCCGTTGTTTTTAAATACGAGATATTTATCGCCATAATTTACCTCACCAGGATTTGGCCTTACTGAATCAATTATATAACGATCCACTGTAAAGTCTAAATTTTTAAAATCAAATTTTGAATTTTTTATATTTAAAACTATTTCTTGAGCATATCCTGGTAGGCAATAGCACAAAGGTAAGGCCAAAACAAATCCTAATTCTTGTCTAGTATCGTCTTGGAAACTACGCATCCATAATGGAAGATAATTGCGTTCGGTAATAAATTGATCCAATATTACATTTGGCACTAATGGATCAGTCTTTTTCCAAAATCTCAGTCTATCTCGCCAATTTGCATAAGTGTTGAGATATCGTATAGTGCCATTGGGGTCACTGCTTAGAATAGATGTTTGGTCCACAGTGACGATATCATTGGGCCTAGGAGCAAATGGCTCATTTGTTACATTGTATGCTGGATCCCATTCCTTATTACTGGCGTCAACAGTTAATTTAGTAGCGCTTTTTGGTAGTTTTAGTTTAGGCTTTAATTTTTTATTGTCAATTTCCAAAGGGTCTACCAATTGAACATAGACTATTTCGTAAACATTAGTCATAGTTCCTGGTGTTTTAGCCTGTGCTACTTTGATATCACCAAATAAGAATCGTTTCTTTTTATGATTTAAACCAATAGCTGAAATATATGTGGCTGCTCTTTTAGTTTCAATGCCAGCATACATGATTGCTTTTAGATCAGTCCTAACACCAAAGTTAGGATCATTTAATCTATAAATGTATTCTTTTGTAAAAATACTTTGATCATTGATAAATCTATTAAACACAGTTCGTTTACTTGACTGAGGAGTGGGCTTAAACGGATCCATATAGGCTTTAATAAAGATATTACTGTATAATCTATCATTGGGTGTATTAATACTTAGTATAAACTTTTTATCAATTTTGCTATAATTTGCTTGATCCTGCGCACGAGCAATGAATTCAAACTTTCTATCAATGGTTGTTTCATCCCCGTCTAATCTAAAAGCATTATTATCAAAAGTTATCATGCCTTTTATATCAGATCCATTGCCATATTGTTCAACTTTGCCAGTAATTTCCCCATCTCTGGCCAGTTTAAGGCCCGGCGGCAATTGGCCATTAACCAAATCATATCTAATATCTGCACCTAATAGTATGCTTGATGCTTGAATTTTTAATGTACTAACATAGTTGGCATCAATAGTGCCTAAATTTTCAGGGCTAATCCAGCTCATCTGGCTGTTAATTTCACCTAAAATTTTAATTGAAAAAGTTCGAATGCTTGATGCTACTTCGTTTTTTCTGCCGTATCTACTGGCATTGATGGTAAAATGATATATTTCTTCAATTTCAGATTGATAAGGTACAACTCCAAATAATTCACCATTGGTTGGATCTAATTGAAGTCCTGGTGGCAATTGGCTAATTGAACTATCTGGATTAGACGGTTCTAAAGTATATTGAATAGATCCTAATTCTAAAGCGTCATATACGTCCAATTTAATTATATGATAGTTATTTGCTCTTAATACTCCCAAATTAGGTTTGGTGAACCATATAGGAGTCCTGACGCCACTATTAGCAGCAGTGTATGTGTTATTGCCTGCGCTCATTATGGTGTTGTCAGCACGTAAAAAGTCTTCGTTGACTACATAAATTCTAAATTTTCTTTTGACTAATGTGTCACCATCACTGACAGTGACAATGAATTCATAGTTTCTGTTTAATTTTTTGAAGCCAATTGCGGGCAATGAATAGTCAAAATTAATGGTATCAAATTTAAAACTGTCAAAACCATTATCTGATTTAAGTCCATAGTCAAATCCGTTTTTATCATAAAGTGTTCGATCAAAGTTGCCATTTCTATCTGATAATGCAATTGATAATAATGGCTCAATAAACCCTGTGATTAGGCCATTTTCATCCATTTTAAGTCCTGGCGGCAATGTGCCATCACCACTGCTGATAAAGTGTCTTAATCGTTGACCAGCAGCAACATCAGTGTCTGTGACTGTTATTTGAAATTCAACAGGACTGGAATCTAATATAAAATATGTCTCGTTAGGTCCAACTGGCAATAGGCCTTCTGGATTTATTATGACGGGTTGGTCAGCACCTTCAATGGTAATTGTATATGTTCTATCTGAAATTTCATTATTTTTGCTGGCTCTAATGCAGAATTCAAAATTAGTTCGTTTGGCCACTTCTAGGGCTGTGCCTATTATTGATGTGCCATGTAGTCTTAATCCAGGTGGTAATTTACCTGAAATCACGTGAAAATTTACATTGCTAGCAGATATAGGCAGTGGAATAGAAAGTTGCGTTCTTTCTTCGTAAGTGCCTAAATTATATCCAGATCTCTGGGTCCAAACATCCAACATGAGTTTATCCTATAACTATATTTATAGGATTTTGGTTAGCTATTTTTGTCCCTTATTATGGGCATTATGGCATTGCTGCCGCCATATGGTTGCGCAGACCCTGGCATAATGCCTAATTTTAGTCTGTGTTTTTTTGCTATCAAGGGAAAACTAACTTGATCACGACTGCTATGTTTGCAGATAAATTCCCACCAAGTTAATAATGCTGCTTGCATCTTGGGAGTATTAGCATAGACCAAACTGGTCAGTTCATATAATCCAGCCTTAGCAGGCCAATTAATACGAGTAAAATAATCCAAAGTGCTGGCTAAACTGTCATTAGTATCAAAACTAATTCGATTTAGCAAGTCCATTTCCTCATACACACAATCTCTAGCAGCATGACGCCATACTGCCATGTCTTTATTTTTGACATGTGTATTAATTAGTTCTTCTGGATCCATTTGTAATTCACAATGATGATCATGCCAGATGTAGTAATCGTATCCAGGTAACAATAGGAAGCCTAATATTTTAGGCAATTTGGCATTGCGTCTAGGATAGAAATATGAATCCAAGCTAAAGTCTAATAATGGTCGTTGTTGCCAGACTTTACAGTTGTGTTCACGATCAACAAAAGCATAATAATCAGCGTTGGTATATCCGCCATTAGCGGGATCTTGTATAGTGGCGCCTTGCAAACCACTAACACCAGTTATAACAGCAATTTTCATAAGCAGTTAAGCGTTGCCACCGTCAACTATTGCTCCTTCATCTAAATTAAAAATTGTTGCCGAACCACCACCATCCAAGTCTGTGGTTGACGGTGTAACAATATTGCCAGGCACCCAACTACCCTGACCATTGTATACTAATGCCTGACCCTGTATTAGATCAATAGAATTTGGCACTACTACATCACTTAAATCATCCAATTTATGATTGCTTAGGTCACTGATCTGTCCAATGAATCGAGTGGCCTGAACTGTGCCACTTATTACTACTTGACCAGCTTGAATTGTAATTGGTGTATTACTTTTAAGTTTAAATCCATTAAGATCCAAATCACCACCAAGTTTTGGACTAGTGTCTTCAACTAAACTAGTTATGTCGCTTTCTAAGGTGCTAAAATTAATATTGACTTTGGCAAAGGCAGTACGTAAGTCATCACCTGTTCCATCGTTGGCATAATCACCTAAATTAATTGTTTGTAATGAGATTGGCATATTGTATTTAACTATGCTAATTAAATTCTTTTAATTCTTGGACGTGGCCATAGTTGGCCATAACTTGGTCTAGATTTCATATTTTTCTTAGGAAACACATTACCAGTTAATGGTCTTTCTGGATATAAGTAAACAATTGAATTACTAGCACCACCTAAGTAGTTAAAGACCCCGTTAAATTTTTCAACGTTATCACTAGTACTGTATGGATCTTCCTCCATTTGTCCAATTGATACAAATCTATCTAACAATAAATCTCGTACTTCTGCATGGGTCAGATAAGGATAAGTTTCTAACATACAACCTATAATACCTGCTACCTGAGGTGCAGCAAAGCTTGTACCATTCCCATAAGTTTTATAATAACTGCCATTTCTTGGATCGTAGACTCCAAAAAAGACATTACTAGCTCCTTCAATAGTTTCACCAGGTGCCCAAAGATCTACTCTAGAATTAGTATTACTAAAACTAGATTTTTGAGATCTTGCTTTGGCACTAAGAGAGCCAACACATATGGTGTCATTGGCACAGGCCACAGTGCCCTGTCGATGATAGTAAGTAGTACCACTAGAAATCAAATAGTCATTATAGTGATCATTGACATCGGCGCTATATTTTTGCATATTGAGCGAAGAATTTCCAGCAGCAAATACCAAAATAACTCCAGCATTAACCATATCAGCCATATCAGCCTCAACGTATGAAACACGAACTGGTACTGCAAGTTTACTAGAGGTTTGAGTTATACCAGTTGTTGTTATGGCACCACTAGTTTTACTGCTAGGATAGGCAAAATCATTAAGACTCCAACTACTAGTATTATATACCACACCCAAATGTCTCATTGAGCTTATTGGTAAACTCAAAAGTTGGCCCACAAACTCCCAGCTACAATTCATAACAGTGGGATTTTTACGACCAGTAGTAGGGTTGATAGGTTTATTAAGATGAAATTGTTTAACATATTGAAAAACATTAGTGTTTGGTTCTGGACTATTGCCACTAGTGCCATAAGGATTAATCATATATACATTGGCGTCTCTGGCCCACCCACAAGTATTTCCCACAGCAATGCTGGCCACAAGTGCTCCATGATTTCCTGATGGGTTAGCAACATATGTATATGTTCCATTTCCGCCACCGACAACTGCGTTTTTATGTTGGTACCAGTTATATTCTATAACTCTAGTTCCGCCTGTGCCATCAGCATTTACAGCCATTTCTGGATGATTGGTTTTGATATGGTCATCACAGATAACAACATCCACATTGAGTCCACTAGATGTAGTACTTATAGTTTCGCCAGGAAGCTCGTAGCCACCAAATACGTCGTTGCCCCATCCAGCGGGGCTGAATCCGTCAATGCATCTTTTTAACCCCCAATTGACATAGTTGGAAATGAACGAACCTTTACTCCAACCAGGAACAGTTTGTGTCCAAGTTGGGACAATTCTTAAACCAGCTTCATCTAAATGAAGCTCTACACTGGATACACGTGGGTCCTGTCTAATTAGTTCAACTTCTTCGGCAGTGAGTCTGTAACTGGTATTTCTACTACTGGGTAGTCTTTGTTCTACTGGTACAGCACGATCGGGAATGTATAAACTTCCACCTGGTGTTTCCATGTCATCGTAAAAATGATCAAGATCGTCGTGGCTATGTAAGGTAATTACGTATTCTTGTCTATTATTGCTGTCAGGTCGTTTGGGTTCTGATGCAAAGTTTTCTTGAGGTATAGCATTATCATCTAATATCATGATTAGACTTCTAATTGTAGTAAGGTTAATGTCACAGTGATTGCGGCACTACTGCCACCGAGATTAGTTACCCTAGCATAGATTGTGGTTGCCGGTGTGCCATCATTGTTAAATCCCATAACTGCTGGCGTCATTACCTGTGTCTGGGCACCAGTAGTAATAACTTCAGCTATTAGACCAGCACCAGCTAATGGATCAGAAGTTTGTGAACGGCTGTTGTCACTGGTTCTACTAGTGCTATCGGTATAAAGTCTCACCCAAGCAGCCGCTGAAGTTTGTACTTTATATAATACATAACCTTTAAATCCTGTAATGCTTAGATCAGCACTAGCATTACTGGCAATAGAACTTGTAGTAGCACTGGCTGTGGTCCTTGAACCTAATCCACTTCCGCCACCACCTCCAGTGCCAGCTGGGCCTTGTACACCTTGTTGACCTTGGCTGCCTGTTGTTCCTTGTACACTGCCAGCTACACCTTGAGAACCTTGAGCACCTGAACCTGTAGTTCCCTGTATGCCTTGGCGACCCTGTACACCCTGAGCAGCCTGTGCTCCTTGGGTACCTTGACGACCTTGTAAGCTAGTGCCTTGAGTACCTTGACGACCTTGAAATCCGTCATTACCTTGTACACCTTGACGACCTTGACCTGCATATGCACCATCAGTACCTTGAAGCCCTTGTCTTCCTAAACCTTGAGTTCCTTGACGACCTTGTGTGCCTTGAAAGCCCTGAGCGCCCTGTAATGGTGGTGATGTTGCCATGATTTACCCTTAGTTAAACTGCTGTAGCCGAGCCAACCCAGTCCCAAGCACCATTATAGTCACGTTGATTTAACCATTTAGCAAACTTTGCCGCATTTGCATCTGCCGCAGCTTGGTCAGCAAATTCAGCAGGACTTGGGAAAGGAATTACTTCAGGCGGTGTTTCTCCTGGGTTAACAACACGTGGTTTTACTATGTTGCTAATTGTTTGATTTAGTTCAGCAGATGTTGCTGTGATATTATATTGTGCCATTATGTATGTCCTTTAATTATGGAGTTACGACAATCATTTCGCCAGTTGTTGGATTCCAAGCTACTTGATAGAATCCAGTGGGAATTGAGCCGCCAGTTACTTGGCGTAGTGACTGAACTACTAGTGTTCCTTCGCCAGCACTTTTTAATTCACTGCCAGTAGCATTGATTACAATACTATTAGGGTATTGATTATATTGAGCAGCATACGCACCAATTGCAATGGCATTGGTTCCTTGTCTTCCTAGAACACGGAATTGGCCTCCAGCATATATAGGACCGTTATTGGGTAGAGTTGAAACTGTAAGGGTATTAGTTCCATAGTCTACAGCAGTGATATATGTATCTGGACCATTACCGTAACCGTTATTATAAATCACCATACCGGCCTTAACTTGGCTAGCATCTGTAACTTTTACTAGATAATCTGAACCATCACCTACATCTTGAGCAGCATTAACATATATATCGTCCTCTGTTCCTTGGCCAGCTTCTTGACCAATAGCAATAGCATTTGATTGTTGTTCATTAAGACCAGCGTGACGACCAATGGCCACAGCGTAATTTTGTTGATCTTCACGTCCAGCCAATGCACCAATAGCTACTGCTTGTTGACCTTGACTATTTTCTCCGGCCCAACGTCCTATAGCAATAGCACGGAAATCTTGATCGGAGCGACCAGCTTCTTCTCCAATGGCCACTGCGGCAATGCCTTGTTCGTAGTTACCAGCTTCGTATCCAACAGCAATAGCATGTTGCCCTTGATTGTCATTACCGGAGTAAGCACCAACGGCCACTGCTTCGTAACCTTGATTGTCGTTACCAGCACCACTGCCAATTGCTATTGAATCGTCTTGTTGATCATCGTTACCAGCATAGTATCCAATAGCAATAGCTTGACTACGTTGATCATATGCACCCGCATATCGTCCAATAGCGACAGCGCTTCTGCCCTGATCACTTTCGCCGGCACTACGTCCAATAGCAACGGCACTTCGATCTTGGTTCTCATATCCAGCTTCATGACCTATTGCAATTGTGGCTGTTGATTGACTGATTCCAGCATCAGTTCCAATAGCAATGGAATTAGTGTCGCCTTGATCAGTAGTTCCACTACCTATGGCAATTTGTCCATCATCGCCGATGCCAACACCGCCACCACCACCTGCGTAGTCTAAACTTGCCCAAACCGTGGTGCCATCACCAATTTTAAATTTATTAGTGTCGGTTTCAAATCCTGGTTCGCCCTGTGCTAGTATGGCAGTGGAATTGGTCCAGTTAAGGGCAGTATCTCTTCTTAATTGAATCTTGCTGGTCATTGTTGCTATCTCCGTTGTTTATATTTAGTATTTTTTATTTTAGTTATTAGTATGGATCAACAATTAGGAATACACCTGTTGATACATTGGAATAACAAACATATTCTAAAAATGTACTTTGTCTACCACGATTAAGAACTGAATTACTTCCTGATACTGCTTGATCCGCAGCCACTCCAGTATTAACAAGTATACTATCTGTAGTAGTATTTTGAAGAATAACTGAGCATCGTTTACCAGCAGTAATATTTGTAAATGCAATTGTGGGGGGATCTGTTGGATCTTTGATCAATATAATTCCATCTTGACTAAAATCTATTGTTACTGTTGATGTGCCTGGTGAAGTTACTGATACAGATCTTATAGTCGAACCATATGCTACAGTGGGTGATGGACCTTGTAGTCCTTGCAAGCCTTGGCTACCTTCAGTGCCTTGTATACCTAGCTCACCTGGACTACCTGGATCACCTGTTAAACCTTGTATACCTGGTTCACCTGGGCTACCTGGATCACCTGTCAAACCTTGCACACCTTGTATACCTGGCTCACCTG